TTGAATGTCTATTGTTACTGGTTTCATGTAATTATTTTACTAAGTGTACTTGTATTATTATATCTCGCAAAGTTAACACTTATTTTTGATTTTTGTTTAGACGGCGTGTATAAGTGTTTTTGATTAGCCATAATAGCTAAGCCAGAACTAATCGCCGCATCAAACTTAGTTCTATTTGTTATATCAAACTTAGCCCAATCCTCTAAAGTACGCTGAAAATACATACTTCCTATATCATCCATGTCCCTGTAGTCTCCAGTAGAATCTAATCCTACATACTTTTCAATATAAGATTCTATAGCCGAAGCGTGGGATTGCTTTACGTCTTCTGAAGTGTTAGGTATACCTCCCAATTCTCTTTCGGTTTTAGAAAGTTTGTTATAAGTTTTATCGGGTCTATTTAAACAATACCCTCTATATCCTCGATTTTTAAAATGATATAAAAGACGAGGCTTGTTATTCTCACATAGAATAGGCATGCCATAAAACACACAAGCCATCAAAACTTCTTCAAAAAATATTTCGGCTGTTTGAGGTCGCGCAATATATTCTAAAAAAAACTCATTACTGGGAGCATCATCCATATTAAATTTAGTTAATCCATGTAATGCTCCGTTAGAACCTTTTCCTACAACCACTCCAGAAATATCATAAGAGTCACAACCAAAAGATCCTAAATGTTCATTCCCTGGTTTTTTTCTACCTCTTTCAGTAACCATTCTGTTTTGCAGTCCAGGACCTGGAGTCCATGTTACTAAAAATCTACCGCTTCTATTAGGCGACCATATTACCTTTGTATCTTTAATTCCGTTTTCCCAGTGAAAAGACCCCCGAGTTGTATGATGAGCCATAATTAATGAATCATTATAATCTATCTGCTGATATATTTTTGTTAAATTAAATAATGATTGTTTGCTTTCATCTCTAAAAGCATGAGACTCAGTTCGGGGGAACTGTCTATAGAATTCATTTAAAGCGTCCGGGTCTTGGGCTAAAGATTCTACTTCGTTCTCCCAGTAATCTATAGCTCCTACTCTTATATCTTCTCCATCTATTCCTATAATAGGTTTAATCGGAGTTTTTAATACTGGCATTCCATATCTATCTATATACCCTTCAAAGTTCCACTCCATTGGAACGAATAAACAGTATAACCCACTTTTAGTCTGACCATTAGCATTACGTTTATTAGGCATAGAGTCTTCATATAAAGATTTAAAGTTCGCCCCTCCTTTATCTAATGCGTTGGATGTAGACCCCATCATACACTTACCAATAATCTTACTTCCTAATCGTAGACAAGTTTTAGTTACCCTCCAGTTATTCAATATGTTATCAGGTTTTTCCCACTTACCACTTTCATCATGAAGTAGTAATTGTAGCTTTTCCCCGTCATAACTATTATCTCCTGTGTTCTTCCAGTCAATAGTAGTATCTAAACCTTCTAACTCCTCATCGGATAAAGTGTGCATATTTTTTTTAGTAATTTTAGAAGCCGGAACTCTATAAGCTAATTCAGTTTTAGGTTTATCCATACCATCTTGAATAGGTTTAAAAAAGAAAGGATAGTTATTGGAAATAGGCACCACTTTATCAGTAAACATTTTTTTAGCATCGGATCCTGTTTTAGATAATATACCTATTCGCGCATCTTTAGTAATAGTCGCTTGATTAACACCTTCACAAGAACTCATAAAAGAAAATCCAGAACGTCTTATTTTTAAGTAACACATTCCAAAACTTCTTTTGTCCGCTTTAGATGCTTCCCAAAATATATAAAATATTCTATTAGCTTCTCTAAAGTCTGGATTTCCTACATCTATTTTTGTCCATTGTAAATACATATAATGTGTTCCTGTTATATAAGTTGGTACTCCATTATTCATAAACCAATGACCTTGGTCTCTTCTGTCAAACTCTTCTTCTATATACTCTACCCATTGAGATTTAAAATTATCGGGAGTATCATGCCACTGAAATATAGACTTTATTCTTTTTAATTCTTTAGGTATTAAAGCGGGCTCCCAATATTGTTCTGATTTATTATTACTTCTTTTATATATATCTTTAGGAGGCTTAGGGAGAGCAATCTTTAAACCATTTACTTCAATAACACTTTCAATCTGTCCTGTTTTAGATATTACAACAACATCGTATTTTTCATTATATCCATACAACCAAGTTCTTCCTCTGTTTTTATTTGATATAACAGATTTAGGAATAAAGTTTTTTAATTCTTTATATAATTTATTTTGATCTTGATTCTGCAAATCCTTTTAGTGTATTAGTTTTCTTTTCTGCAATATTACCATCTAACATTGCTCGCTCTTCTTCTATACGTTTTAATATTTCAAATGCATCCATAATACAGAGTTTTTTAGTAGCCGCCGCGTTTTTAAGCCTATCAGCTGCTAAAGGGTCTTCCGCCTCATATTTAATAATATCTTCTTTTGCTACTTTAATTAATTGTTTTACAGCCTTTTCTCCCGCAGCAATAATACTTTCTTTTATTTCTCTACTATTCATTATTTAAATTTATAAAACATTACAAAAACTTCTCTTCCTTCTTTCCATGATTTGTTAGGATACTTGCTATGAAAATAAGTAGCCGGATAAGAGACTAATCTATTTTGCTCATAGCCAGCCACCGATACTAACCTCCACATATCTAACTCTTCTGAATCTACTCTTATCATTTTATCATAATCTTCATTACTAATATGAGAAGGTAAACTTTTTCCATAAACCTCATGTTCCCAAAATGCAGTACCATGTAGATCTTCACGTTGACGAGGAGACATATATAATACGGCTGCTCTATCTGGTTGTTGTCCATCTATATTTAAATCCGAATGTATTCTCCATGTATTATCTAACTTATCAGTGGATACTCTAAAAAAACTTAATATGTTTTTTAAAGGTTTTCCTTCTATCATAGAAAGTTTTCTTAATACATAATCGTTAAAACTTTTAGGAGATTCTTGGATATAAAAATCTTTTTCTCCTACTGTATGAGCAATAAAATCTCCTTTTTTTAAATAAGAAGTAGCTATCTTAAATAAATCTTTATCTATAAAATTATCTACTATATTTATCATACAGTCATTGTTATATTATTTGTAAACATACGATATAATTTCTCATCGTTTACAGTAAAAGGATATTCGCTTCCAGGAGTATACGAAATAGAGTCTCCTTCTTTTACTCCTAAATCTAAAAGTTCTTGATTAATATATTTAATAGTTCCAAATAAAGGCTCTTCTGTAGCACTTTTAAATATATAAGAATCTTTAGGAGGCGCTGGTTTTATAAAACAATATTTTCCCCAAGCATACCATTTGTTTTTTTGTTTATACATATAAAACTGTTCATTATCTACTAAGAATAAGTTTTCTTTTAAATGACTTCTACCGCTTTTTCTCCTCCCCTGCATGTCATTATAAAATTTAAAAACATTATGATGTACTAATAAAGTATTTCCCTTTTTTATAGGTCCTTTATAATTAATAGGAAGTTCTATTACGGTAGCAAAACGATTAGATGCTGTGTGGTCTTCCTCAGAAACACTGGTGATAAATTTTATATCTCCTATATCTTTAAGGTTATCATAACGCCTGTCATTAACAGGGGTTACAATAAAAGAGTGTGGAGACCTCACTAAAAGTTTATATTATATTCTAACGAAATAGGAAGAGTGCTTAGGAATTCTTTCCACATATAAATCTCGTCTCCCTTTTGAATCCATATCTTGTAAGATCTTTCATGGCCTTGAATAAGATGTATTGTATGAGACCCTCCTAAAACGGTTTGCCCTACAATATAATGCATGGCTCCGGATTTATAATCCGCTCCAATTGATAGTTTTCTAATGTCCATTTCATTTTAATTTAATTTATAATGTATTACCATGCCGATCCCGTTGTCCATACTAAATCCTGATTAGCCCACATGGCCAGACCAGTTACAGAAGTTGCTCCTGTAGATCCTGGGTCTATTCTCAGTGTTATACCATAACTTTGTCCTGGTTGAAATTTTTGAGGCAGTGTAGGACCAACACCAGCAACAAGCTCAGCACACCACACATCAACCCATCCTACAGGAGCCGCGCCATAATAGACAGTTAGCTCATACTTACCTATATAAGTAGGTTGCCCGGGCTCCTCAGTACAGATTCCCGAAATACCTGATCCAGTCCATCTCCATATTTCAAATATATATTTTACTTGTCCTGATCCAGAATTAAGGGTTCCTTTATCCCCCACAGTTAGCATCATGTGACCTGCCGTAAGAAAAGTTGCGCCTATCAGTTGACTTACTCCATATTGAGTGTCAGGAGCATAAACAAATTGAGCTTGAGTTGACAGTTTTCTGCCCCAATTATTAGGGGTGGCACCTGGTGTGTTAGGACAAACTTGGTTTATCCATTCGGAAATTCCCATTCCATTTGATGACCCTACCGCAGGCGGAGCGGATCGTGTATAATACGTAGACATATCATAGTCACCTGATACAAGAAATCTCCAGTTTTCTCGCGAAACACTTCTTGGTATTTTCCATAACCCTTGAGCATTTAAAAAATGTTGATTTTGATTAGGATCCCCTAAAACTCCTGAAGCGTCTGGTACATGCCCCACTTTGTCATCTCCTTGAAAATCATTAGAAACAACTACTACGGCACCTGCAGTAGGTGAAATAGTTAAAGGAGTGGTAGGGCCTGTAGAAGATCCTGGCGCTCCTTGAGTTACGGAGCTTACGGTTCCTACCGCTCCATTAGCTGCTGCTGTAATTCTTCCTTTTTGATCAACAGTAATGTCTGCACTTGTGTATGTCCCCGGTGTTACTGCTGTATCTATTAAATCTACTTTTACTTCTTGGCCAGTTAATGTTGTAGAAATATTAGTAAGTGTTCCTGATATTGTAGCTGTATTTCCATCATTAATTGCTGCCGTTGCAGAACCATCTGAAAGAGTCCATGATGAATAACCCCCCGGTGGGTCTTGCCATGTGCCGTCCGCTCTTAAAAAAGTTTTTGTTTGATCCGCAGCGGATGAATCAGGTACATATCCAACATTAGAACTTCCAGCAAAATAATGTGGAGTCCATGTAATAGCTCCTGTTGTTGCGTTTTGTGTAATAGCAGATCCTGTAGAAATAGCCCCTGCTTGTATTGTTATAGAAGTTACACCTGCTGGATTTGGAGTTTGCCAAGTACCATCTCCCCTTAAATAAGTAGTAGCACTTCCTCCTGCCGGCACATAACCTACTAATGCAGCCCCTGCATACGTATAAGGAGTAATAATAGATGTTCCTCCTGCAGAGTTAGAAACAGTTAAGGCTGCTCCTATAGAAGTGGCCGGTGCTCCTATACTAATATTTACAACTCCAGTATTGCTTATAAGAAATTCTCCAGCCCCCGTAATAGGGTTAGCACCTGAATTCATTGATACACTAATTCCTGCACCTACGGCTACTCCGACCGAAGTAACTGTTCCAGAGCCTCCACCAGTTCCATTAGCAGCTGCAGTAAGACGACCTTGAGCGTCTACTGTAATATCAGCATTAGTATATGATCCTGCTGTTACGGTTGTATTATTAAGATTTAAGGTAATTGTATCTGCAGCGCTGGCTACAGAGCTTAATGCTGTTCCACCTGCAATAGTTACAGTCTCTCCATTTGTAACAGTTTGAGAAGGCCCGCTATTGCCCGCAAGAGTAAAACTTGTCATTCCACCACCTCCACCTGCTGCGTCAATTGTTAGTGAAGTCACAATTCCAGGAACTACACTTGCTGCAGTAAGAGTGATATTAGTTCCGGCAATAATTTGTACGTAGTCAGTTCCTCCAGTTGAACCAATTAATTCTATGACAGCGTTAGCGGGAATACCACTATCTTGAACTACCTGTAAATCATATGTGGAAGCAGGATTTGAACTTGCTGCAGTAATTTGACCTTGAGCATTTACTGTAATATCAGCAAATGTATAAGATCCTGCTGTTACTGCCGTATTATCTAAATTTATAGTAAGAGTGTCTGAAGCCGAAGTCACTGTGCTAAGACCTGTCCCTCCTAATAGAGAAAGGTTATCACTATCATTTAGTGTTTGAGTAGGCCCAGCATCACCAACTAAAAATAACTGGGTCATTCCAGAAGCTGAATTATTCACCCACTCTAATCCAGTTGCTGTTCCATTAACTACTAAAATTTGTCCTGCCGTTCCTGTACCTGTATCTCCTACTATAAATTGAGGAGTGACACTATACGCAGAAAGATTACCTGTTCCTGATAAGGTTATATTTTGAGTAGAAGTATTTCCTGCTGTTAACACTTGATCTAAATTAGGAATAGAAGAAGATGCACTTGTCCATTCTACCCCTGTTGCTGTTGCTGTTAAATAATCTCCTGGATTTCCCACACTACCATTAGCACTAATAGGAGAATTAGATCCTAATACTAAACTGGCATTAATTAAAGTTACAGGACCATTCGTTATTTCCATACTTTGTGTTGCCGTATTCCCATTATCTAACACGACTTGCAAAGTAGGAACAGTAGATGATGCAGCATTTACCCAAACCACCTGACCAGCTCCTGTACTACTTAATATTTGCCCTGCAGTTCCACACAGTCCAGCAGAGTCTTCTATACACCCGTTTACGTCAATGTTTCCATTAAAAGTATTAACACCGTTCCACGTATTAGTTCCTGCAGAAGTAATGTTAGAGGTTCCATCTAAAATTAAAGGAGAATTATTTGTTAAGTTAATTCCTACACCATTTGCTGTATTACCAACAGATAAAACTTGCTGTAAATCCGGAGTAGAAACAGAAGGGAGTGTTCCCCACTCTATTCCCGTACCGGCTCCATTTATAGTTAATACTTGGCCAGCTGCTCCGGTTGCACCTAAACTATCATTAATTGTAGTAGTAGCTGAAAGGTTTAATGTAGAACTATTAGATAATGCTAAGTTAGAACCTGCGTTTACATTAATATTTGACCCCGCTCCTGCTATATTTAAAGATGTTCCTCCCGATAAACTTAACTGTTGAGCAGCTCCATTCATTATCATTGATAATGAGGTGGTATCACCTATAGCTAAAGTTGCTTGAATATCCTCACCTCCTCCTGGTGGTGCTGGAGTTGTCCATGTAGTCGACGCTCCTGGCCCTCCTGAAGTAAGAACTTGACCTGCTACACCAGAAGCACCCGTAAGTAATATTTGATTCGCATCTAAATATCCGTTAGCACCTGGACCGCCCGTTAATATAATACTTTGAGTGGCTGTATTGCCAATATCTAAAACAGATTGTAAGTCTTGAGGAACACCTGCTCCTCCTCCCAGAGAACCTACCGTAAAGGTGACGGTTTTATTATCATTACTTACATCTGTTCCAATCAGTAAATCATCATCCGCTGGTAGTACCGTAGGATATACTGTAATATTTTCAATTTTAGCCATATCTTATGTGATCTTAATTGTTGTATATTGAACGGTAACAGTTGCTGTGCTATCCCCTACTGTAGCTGTAGTATTTCCTGTTCCGTAAAAAAGTAAAGGAGCGTTAGGAGCACCAATATGAATCGATGGTAATAAATTACTTCCTATAACCCCACCAGTTAACACAGTGGCAGCAGTATTAAAAAAAGATACGTTTACTCTTGTAAAATACCCATTCAACGCCCCCCAATCGGAAGTGGTTATACTTACGAAGTCTCCTGGGGTGAAATCAAAAGCAACACTATTATAGTCTAACTTTATCATAATTGTTAAAGGCATTATGAAAGTATCTCCTCCTTTAGCTCCTACTAAAGAAACTGGATTAACATTTAAGTCCAGCATTTCTGCTGCGGTTATTACTTTTGTCGCTTCTTCAAAAGTTACAATACCCGTTTGCAAACCTAATAAAGTTGATAATTTAAGGTTCTTAGTTTCCAGAGAGCGATCCTCTGTAATGATTACCATATCATCTAACGATGGGTAAATTTGTAAAGGGTACGCAGTAGTATTACTTATCTTTGCCATTATCTTGTTTTGGTTCTTCTTTAGAGTCCTCTCTCTTCGTGATTTCTCCAGTCTCTAAATTTACAACCGTATCTTTTCCGTATTTTTCTGTAAGGCTAACCTCTAATGCACTAAACTCTCCTCTTAATTCTTCTACTCTTTTTAATAAAGAATGTTTTTGCAATTCAGCATCTCCTAACTGTGTTTTGATTTTATTAAACTCACCGTTTAATTGTTGTAAATCGTTTAATTCTTGTTCTTCAATTTTTTTTGCCATTGTAGTAATATTTAAGTTAATTAATACTGCAAAGATAGTAAAAGAAATCTAATGTCTTTTAATTATAGATAACCTAAGTTTTCTAATAACTTTTTATTAATATCATACCCGTAAGAGAGTAAGATGCGAGGAGAAGGGCCTTCTGTTTTAACTGTAGAGTGTTCATACTTTCCCGATAAACACATCCAAGGTTCATATTGTTTTACCGGAATAGTTTGTTTAACGCCATTTTTTTTAATAATAGGATCACCACCTTTAAAAGGTTTATTTAATAACACGTTAAAACGTGTAGTATATTCGTGTTCACTATCTGTATCATCAGTATGCCATTTACATTTATATCCTTTTTCAGAATACACCAACATAATACCAGAGGCAGCGTATTTTTTTACTGGAATTTTATACTGGTTAATTAACTCTTCTTCGATATGTTTTAATTCATTATAAGGAAAATTATTTTCCACTAACAATGATTTCATCTGGGAAGTTTGTAAATCTTGTAGTCCAAACACTACCCCTCTATGTCCTTTAGGTTTGCTATTTTTTTGAGCTTTAATAAATTCTAAATTATTAATAACCCAATTATTAATCTTAACACCTAATGACGAGGTAATCATTTTTTTATTTTTTCAAAAGACCTTCCTCCAAAATAAGCTCCAATAACAGTAATTAAAACTAATTGTAAAAGATCTGTCCATTTCTGTTCTACTTGAAAATGAATAGAGCCTGCATCTATAAATATCATTAATACAGTGCATACTACTAAAAATATTAATACCATAGGCCTAACATTTTTACTAAGCCAGGAATCGCTGGACATATCACTCTTCCATCTTTCAGTTACGTTTTTTTGTATTTCTGCTTCTGCTTCAATAAAGATTTTTTCCATTTCCATTTCAAAAGCAGCCTTCTCTTCTTTTGTTTGAATAAACCTATCCGCAATTCCTGCAACTTTACCAGCTACATCTAATGTTCCTTTTCCAAATATCTTAGTCCAAATACTCATGATTTTTTATTTCTAATGTATTCTAATATAATATCTATTTTCTTTTTTACTTCTTGCATATCTGCAGCATTTTTTTCATGATACTTTGAAAACTGACCTTTAACTTCATATATACTAAAAACAAAAAATTTATATAAAGCATATAAAGATCCCAATAATAATATTAAAGGTAATCCATAACCATCTATTAATTTTAATATATCTTCCATTAGTATTTTCCTCTTCTATTAGACGGTGAGCTTTTAGTTGAACCACCTTTTCCCGCCCATAATTTTTTACATGACCAGTATCGTGCTGTTAGTTTTGATTTAGCTGTACCACACTTATGTCTTGCTTTAAAAGACTTTCTTGCAGCAGCCGAATAGTTGTGACCATAACCTTTAGCTCCAAAGTGTATTAGTTTTTCTTTACCTCCCTCACACGCCTTTACCATCTTTTTTTTACCTGGCCGGGTGCTTGGTCGAACCACATTACACTTCATGTTTTTTTTACTAACCGCCATTAATATCCTGAAGACTTAGTTTTTTTCTCCATTCCATATCCTGGATTATTTTTCTTTTTACCCTTATGCATTTTAGCATAAGCGTCTGCTTGTGCTTTCCCTACTGCATTATAAGGGAATACTTTCTTTTTTCCTTTTACTGTAACCGTTGGCATAATTATTTATTTTAAGTTCTTACTTTTGCTTTTTTAGTATTCATTACAAATTGTTTTCTTCCACCTGATCTTTTTTTCTTTTTAGCTGTAGCAGCTCTTTCTGCCTTACTTAATGAGTTAGCTTTAGATAATGGTAAACATCGGTCAGGGTTCTTTTTATTCTTGCTTGTACCACAAGCTCCTAATATAGACCCATCAGTTCCTATACGGACCCACTTTTGGTCTCTCCATTTTTTTAAAGCTCCAGCCATTACTTTTTCTTTTTAGTCTTTGGCTTCATAGACTTTAACATTTTATCTATTTTTGCAGCTTGACCTTTATGCATAGCTGACGCTTTTTTAAGCTCTGCGGCTATTGTTTTAAGTTTCTTTTTATCTATCATTATTTTTTCTTTTTACCTTTTCCGTAATTAGGATCTTTACAATATTTAGATGCTGCCATATTAGCATATGCACTTGGGTATTTATCAAATGTTCTTTT